GATACCTCCAAGGGAATATTGATACCACTTTGGCATACCCTCAAGTGAAGCAAACCCAGCTTGTACTATCGCATTACCCCAGTCACCACAGAAGGCTAGTATCAGGGGGATAGAGAACAGTAGGGTGATCCATTCGTCTTTCCATGAGTTCTGTGTCGCACGGATAGCTTCGATGTCCCAGTCGATCTCACCCGTCAGTTGCTTCTTCTTTATCTCAGCTTCGGTTAGCTTAAGCTGTGTCTTACTGTCGATGATACTAGCAGCTAGTCCACCGATGGAACTTATGATTTGACCTATCATTTGCTATACTTCTCCTCATGTACGATCTTAGTGGGTGTAACTGTAGTCTTAGACTCCTTGCCCATCCATATGCCGAAACAACCAGTTAAAGCCCCCATACAGACCGATACAAGCCCACTCTGGGATACACTGGGGTCAGGTAACGACATAAACCAGTGTACAGCTTGATACGTCAGTACAGTGACTGCCAGCATCATTAGCCTTGGTAGAACTTTCCAATCATCAAGTATCGTCATTACCACTTCCCTTGTTTTTTGCCGAGGAAATAAATCCCCACGCCGAGGATACCAACTCCTGATACCACCACCAGTATGCCCAAAGTCCACTCCAGAATAGTCTGCTTGATCTGCGCCTTACGATACAGAGTGTTTTGACGATCCTTGCGAACCTGAGCTTCAATCTTGAGTAGCTCTTCCCAAGCACTGTGACCATAGGCAAACTGAATATACTGCTTAATTTCCGCACGAAGAGCCTCCGCTTGTTTCTTCTTAGCGAAGATGTCCATTGCACTTGGGCCTGAACTACCGAATAATATGGCATACCAAGGTTGATCCTCAGCCCTCTTATGTGCAAAGTTAATATCAGAGATAGCCCCAGCGAACTTAGCTAAGTCATTAGAGATACCCCCTATGTCCTTACCTAATTGTATCCCACGTTTAATGGCTGATACGGCAGTCTGAGCAACAGTAAATGCTGTGAAAGGATCAATCATTTGAATCTAACCTCTATAGGACACACATAATTATAACTTACCCTGTAAACCCTGTCGTACCATGTGCCGTTCTTCTGTAACCCACAGTCGTAGTAGCAGTATTGAAACAGCCGATTACCCCCGTCAGTCCAAGCATGGTTAAAGGACACAAAGGCAAGGACACATAGCACTACTGGCCTCTGTTAGCCATAGCTTCTACTGCACCACGGATAGCTTTGATATTCTCATCAATCCTAGCCATAGACACCGCTTGTGTATTAACAGCAGATTCAAGTCTTGTGATACGAGATTGAGTTTCCATGATGTCGTCACGGTTACTTTCGATGTCCGACATCATCATAGATACAGTCCATACGATAGCTGCACCCTGAGTAATGAGACCTAAGATTAACCCTATAGATAAATTATTGTTAATCATCTCTTTGCTCATGGGTACGTCTTTCGGTCAAGCTCAAAGTGAGGTGCATCGTAGAAGCTCTTCCAGTCGCCACCCCATACGATAGGGATTTCTAGTTCTTCTGCTGCTTCCTTCATAGCCTCAGCCATCTGCTCAAAGCGTTCTAGGTCTTCCCAATCGACAGGATAAGGAACCATATCTACAGCATGACCTGTGATGTGTCGTGAGTTCAAGGTAGTTGACTTACCAGCCTTGAGTAGCTCTCGTTGACGGTTGATGTGACGGATACCTTCGATGACTGTAAAGTCAACCTCAGTGATCTCTATTGCTCGTTTCACTACAGCGACCATATCGGGGTTAACTCCTGACAAGTTCTGTAGGCTGCGTGTTCCAAGTTTGTATGACATTAGTGTATCCTTATTCTGGTTTAGTAGGCCATGTTGGATTGGCAGGGTCTTCGGTGTTATTTGGTAGATCTCTTAGCTGCTGACGGTAAGTGGCCCATGTGGCTTGATCGACGGGTGCATCAGATACTTGCGTCCAGTCGGATGACTTTAGCAGTAAATCCCTCTGTGACCTTAGCTCGTCCATTAACTTAGTTGTGGCTTCTGCATCTTGCGTATCTTGTGATTTTACTTGTATTACCCCGCCAATAACCTCAAGCTGGTTTAAATCGTAGGCATCGAAGGTATCTAATACGAAAGAAGCGCCGTTAGCTGTTGCCATAGCTTGTGCATCAGCTTCAATGCAACTTACCCTCATATTAACGACTTCATCGGTATAGATAATGTAGTCAGCCATTAACCCTGCACCCCTAAGATAATTATTGAACCTTTAAACGCAGTATTACCACCAGCACCACTTGCAGAAATACGGGAGATTGTCACGGATAGTGTAGCAGTTCCGGTACTTGTTGTGACCCCAGATACAACTGCGCCAAGCCAACCGCCGATTGCAACACCATTGTTGTCTTCCACACCATTTATGGTTGAAACTGACCCGCTAGAACCTGCACCTGACAAAGATGCTGTGGTGGTAAACGACCTTTTAGTATTTGATGATGTCTTATATCCAGAGACACCCGCAATACCAATAAGCCTTGTGCCACTTTGCAACCCACTAATAGAGGCACTAAGGTTAGTTGTACCTAACTCAGCAGATATATTGACAGCAGTTGCTCCAACATGAGCAATACCTGCACCTATGAAGCGTTCCGCAGCTATTGTACCAGCGGTGATCTTGTCTGCCGATATATTAGCAATCTTTGCGTTGGTTATGATAGCGTCAGTGATCTGCGCTGAGTTAGTGATGATGCCAGAAGTTGCCAGCAAGCCACCTGTTATGGTGTTGGCGACAATCTTGTCACCTGTGATCGTTTGACCCTCAATTTCATTACCAGTGATCTCATTTGCACCAATCTTGTCACCAGTAATAGTGTTGGCAGCGATCTTGTCACCAAGGATAGCACCAGCGGTAATCTTTGCAGAGGTGATAGCATTGGCGGCAATCTCGTCTGATGTGATAGCCCCCGCTGCAATGTTACTTGCCGCAATCGTATCTGCTGCGATTTCACTTGAGGTAATACTACCTGCGGCAATCTCAGAGGCTGTAACGGCATTAGCTGCAATTTGAGTAGCTGTTACAGAGTTAGCGGCCAACTCACTTGAAGTGATAGCACCCGCCGCAATGTTACCAGCAGCGATAGTATTAGCTGCAATTTCATTTGAGGTAATACTTCCCGTTGCAATCTCAGAGGCTGTTACTGCCCCCGCAGAAATTTTAGGGGTTGTTATCGCATTATTAGAAATCTTAGTTTCCGTAATAGCGCCAGCGGAAATTATATCAGAAGTAACGGCATTGTTAGCCAACTTAGCTGTAGTTACAGCATCAGAACCAATCTTGGTGTTGGTGATAGCCCCAGCAGCAATAACGTCACCTTGAACTGCACTCACGGCTATCTTAGCGTTAGTAACGGCGTCATCAGCCAGCTTGAGTGTGTCAATAAGACCATCTGGTATTTGAGCGCCAGCAATAGCTCCCGTTAAGTCACTGAAGTCTTCAGCACCCCCAACGACTTGCTCCCAGACGGAACCTGTCCACTGATATAACTTTCCGTCAGTACGGTTGAATACCTTTTGACCTTCAAAGCTACCAGATGGCGGGAGTGACGTAACGTCCTCAATGGCATAAAGACCTTGCTCAGTGAATAGACTGTAAACACCATTCTCGAAATCAGGGTCATCTATGAATGTAGTGGTGGCAGATACCCCAGATGTAAACGCCGATTTATTATCACTGTAATCGACAGACTTTAAGAAGTAGTATTTAGTCTGATCCACATTCAGGTTTGATCTTATGAACTCACTACCACCAGAGACGCCAACAAGAGAAGCACCTGAAGTTGTATTTGTGTCGTTCTCCCAAATCTCCACATGCTTTAAGTCAGCATCCGCTGGGTTAGTCCAGTTGATCGTGATGTATCTGAAGCCACCTTGGGCAGTAATGCTAGTAGGAAGACCGGGTGCAGTAGTGTCACCCCCACCAGTGAAATTAACTGTAGAAAAAGCACCCTTAACACCGTTAATGCTTACAGCACGGACCTTAAATTCATACTCAACGCCATCAACAAGGGGTGAGATTTCTATGGTTGTTTCTGGTGTTGTTGTGCTTGAATAACTGCTGTCAACTAGGGCTTTCCACTGTATCTCGTAGAAAGACACAAAAGAACTTGTAGCAGCAGTCCACGACAGAATAGCAGAGTTAATGAACGTGCCATCACCTTGGATACGACCACCACCCGATGCAACTAAGTCTGCCACAGCTAGACCACCGAAGGCATCAGGAAGGTTGGTATTGTCACGTTCATACGCTGCACCATCGTCTACTTCATCATAGACAGATTCTGCGGTTTCCCTTAGCGTAAGATTTACCTGTAGATCAAGCCCATCTGTAAGACCAAAGCTCCACGACAACACTTGAAACTCTTTGTTTACCCAACCAAACCTATCGTTAGTAACACGGATATTGTCACCAACTTGTACTTGCAAAGCACTAAGGCTAAAAGCGGCTGTAACTGTAAGTTGCTGTCGGTTACTATCCAAGGCAATTCTTGCGATACGACGAGCCTCAATAGAGTTATCTGTAAACGGAAGGTCTACGTCAGCGATAGACTTTTGATTGTTATCTGCAACTACAGAAGCTGGGCTAGTAACTTCAGGGTAGTCAGTTGTTTGCCAATTGCTCTCAGCACCACGGAATGTACCACGAACTGCATTGAAGTTGTCTCTACGGGAGTGTCGTGTAGAAACATTAATCCCAGAACGTAGGTTATCCTCATTGAGGTCTAACACGGGTGCAGTCCAGTAGGCTGGCTTCATACGCCACTTACCCTGCGCATACCACAGAGTACCCCCCATAGAAGACAGGAGGTTGTCGATAACGTCATAGGGAGTTACGTTAGTGGTGAAGGCACCATTACAGGTGTAACGTGTAGTACCAGCGATAGTGTTAGTCTGGTTGCAGACACTAACAGCAGAATTAACTAAGGTGTCATCAATGTTAGCGTCAACTTCACCAAGTCCATATCCTGTTGAAGAAAGGTAATCACGAAGGCATAACGCAGGGTTATCAGACCAAGCGGTAGTTTCAGAGTTAGGATCGTAAACCTTCTTGCCCTTTACCTCTGCTGTAAATGTAGGGATACCATCAGGATATACATCAGCATCAAACTCCATACGAATGTACATATAAGCAATCTCACGAAGCCTATGCTCAGAAGTCCAAAGACCGTCAGATTCAGCGACAAGATCACTATCGGCAGCTTGGTCAGGTGTACCCAGATGAAGGTTAATACGCAATTTACCATCATAACGGTCAGACGTAGTTGAACCGTCACTTGAGTAAACAAGTGGTATGTTACCGTCAGGGTCAATGTC